AATCGTTGTTAGGTCATCTCCGGAAGTACCTAGGACATAACCATCTTTCTTATCCTCGATTTTAGAAGGAGCAACAGAGGCTATTTCTTCCATGACTTCGTTAAGGTCATCCAACGTCTCATCAGAGATTACAAAATGAGTAGCAACCGTACAAGCAGCAAACTCAATAGTCTTCAATAAGAAAGTTGATGCACCTGATGCTACGCCTTCTGTCTTAGTTCCAGCTCCGTCACTGTAGGAATAGACAACAAGAACACTCATCTTTGGTTTTACAATAGTCTTTGAAGGAATCCATTCGCTGACATGTTGATAAATTGTAAGCGGAGTGCCAACCCTTTGCGGATCGAGTTCTGTCAACCGTACAGTGCTAACATTGGATTGAACGATATCGGATTCTATCATCTCAGTCTTAATTACAAATACAGGACTTACTTGATGTCCTTTATCTGTGAAATACTCTTTAAGTGAGAGACGTTTCCCGTAGTCGTCGTTTTTTTCGGTCAACAGACCAGATACGTCTTTTTTCTCCATTACAGCAGCAATCAAAGCATCTTTGAATGACATTGGTTTGTCAAATGCTTTATTATTTCCTTTTTCTGCCATAGCTTTGATAGCAGCAGCATTTGAAGCTGTTGCCTCAATAAGCTTATCAACACCATCTTTAAGTGCTTTGATTTCTGCGTTATCTAGCTTCTCAGCAATAGTCTTGTTGATGGCTTCGATACGCTCGTTAAGGACTCTCTCAGTCACATTTTCTTTCTGCGAGTCGGCGATCAAACCCTTAATTTCTTTCAATAATTCTTCTTTTGGTTCCATTCTTAATTTTTTAAATGGGTTAATAAATAATCATAATCGATGCTTTTGGGAGTGGACTTATCCGGCTCGTTATTTATTCGAGTGCTTTTTAGCGGCTCTGATTTCATTGATTGTGTAACAGGGGAGTTGCATTCCGGACAAAAAACATACCCCATGCCTGATTCCTGAATAGACATATAGTTGAATTTATGCCCGCAGCTTTCACAAACTACATTTCCATCACTAACTCCTTCAACTGTCATTGTAGGGGTGGCAGAATTACTTCCAATAGGAACAGCCGAACCCTCAATACATTTCGCTTCAAGAACATACCAAAAATATCCTTTTTCATCTGCAAGGTCTTTATTCGCAACTTGCGGATAATATTTCTGCCATGCCGAATATTCATTAGGATAAATCTCATCGTTAATAGCCATGTCGCATTTGACATAATACATGCCTACCGAATGATTGCGTACCCAGCCGTTTTTGTATTGATTCAACATAAACTCATTTCTCTTTTTTTCTATTGTTGAATCAAATACTAATGCCTCTGTCATGCCTTCATATGGAAAACCAAGTTCGTTCCAAGTATATGACCGGGTATACGCCTTCAGATTTTGACCGTCAGAAATAATCTTTTCAAACTCCATTTCATGTTCCTGAAGGTGCATGATCATCTTATTTTCCATCAGGCTTTTTGTCCAAAGTCCAGGAATATGAACATCACCGTGTGCATCAAGAAAGTTGGTCGTATTGATAATCACTCCTACTTTTAACGTTTCAGACGAAGCATCAATAATTTGTTGACTTTCTTTATTCGCTTCCATGCTTTTATCCCATGAAATTACAGGTTGTGCAGTGAAGCAATCCGCCTTTTTCATGACAGCCTTCTTCTGTGCTAATAGCGTCTTTTTATTTACAAAAAGAAAATCAAACAGCTCTTTTTGCGTTTTGAATTCTTTATTTCCGTAAGTAAATTGAGCATCCATGACTTTATTTTTTTATGATGTTATTACTTTCAATCTGCCTGTTTCTCTTTTCTCGTATATTTTTAATCTCTTCTCCGGAAAGTTCTTTCTTTTTCATAAATTAAATTATAAATGTCTGAATAACTGAACTATGAATATAAATAATGAAACAAAAGCGAATATTAAATATGATAGATAAATTATTTCCATCCTATTGAATTTTTTCATGGTTGTTGAATCTGAGGTTCGACAATTGGAACAGGATTTGCATCAGGAATGCCAATACGTTCAAACTTATAGATATCTCCTCCCGGAATTGATTCAAGTCCTATCATTTCAAGATATTGATTCCAAGTAATAGTATTATCATTATAAGCAATATTAGCAGCCCTGGCATTTAATGAAGCTGCTGTTGCCTTTTCCTTCTGAGCTTCTGCTAATGCCGGAATATGGCTCCAGTCTGTTCGCAATTCAAAACCATACTTGCGCATGTTCAAACTAGAAGTCCAGAATTGATCATCATTTTCAACAATCGGAATAACAGCATCCTGATATAACCTGCGGACTGATTGAATTTGATTTTCAAATGTTGAACCTTTCATATATGTCTTATACAACTCATGCGGAACTCCAAACTGGTTACAGATGATCATTGCGTTATTGCTGAATTCATCATATATACCAAGTTCTTGTGAGTTGAAAATTGTTTTTATATAATCAATATCTGAATAACTGATCAGAAATTGTTTTTGATTTTCGCGTATCCCATACTCATTTTTGAATACATCATCAATTTCTTTTTTTGCAACCGGATTAAGTGGTATCTGCGTACCTGTACCATCTTTATTATTAGCTTTTATTATACCCTGCATTCCACGACTCTTCAATATCACGTTCATTGCTTCAAACGCAAGTTGCGTATTAGTAATCGGGTAACGCAATACTTCCAGTTTTGATGTGCCAATAATACATGTTCCGATTCCTGATGTATTCAGATCGTTGAAATGTATAATGTCTTTTGGGAAAAACTCTTTAACAGGATTATAATTATTTAGGATATATTTTTCTATGATTCCGGAAATATCAACCTGATCATATAATCTACCTGTTTGTTTAATCTCCACATATTCTGACGGAAGATTATACAATGTTATAACGGTATTAATGTCTGTATCAAAACTTTCAAGCGGGTTATTTGCATATACATAATTGTTTCCAAATGTATTGAACATATAATAATGTTCAAAGTTGAATTCATTAACAGACTGCAAAGGATTAGGACGCTCTAAAAATAATCTGCGGGCATTTTGTACTCCTGTTTGTCGGGAATCCCATGATATTTCTTTACCTTTCTGATCTACTAAATATTTTTTACCATTTGCACAAGCTTTGGAAAGAATCGAAATACAACCGTTAAGAATAGGGTTTTCTGATACTGCCTCACGATATTGTCTAGGAGTTGACAATGCAAGCCAAGCCGGTTTATCAATCAGATAATTATAATACCTGCTATTCGTAGAATTAAGTAAGTTTCCACCAGCTCTGCGAGCAAACCAATTTGCAATGCTTAGATTAAGTTGTTCTAACATCTTTGAATAATATGTTAACCCTATTATTCAAGTTAGTCAATAATACGTTACGTACAACTTTTTTTATTTAATAACTTATCAATAACGACATACAATACTTCGGTATGTTTTCGTATCTAATTCATGATGAATAAATGGAAATAAATGGAAATATTTCTTTATTTCTATGTATTTCAATCTGTTACATATTATTGAAATTGAATAATATTAAAATTTACCGAACTATTGGACATATTAACATGATAAAAAATGTTTTGCCGGGTATTTTGAAGACAAACCTATGTGATTAGGTTAATATTTCATTTAATAGAGAACATTCCGTAAAACTTTTCAAGATATGCTGCCATTCCAGATAGAGAATCAGGTGCATCATCAAGGTCTTTTGATGTTTTCATCAACCGAAATAACTGGTTCATGAAACGTTGGAGATCTGGGTTGGGATTTTCAGGGAATAGAAAATAAAGCTTAATGATACCTGAGTAGGATAGGATACGGGACATTTTGTTTAAGTGTGAAAACTGTCCGAAAATTTCACAATCTGGAGCCAATTTACGCATGTTACGGCTAAAATAAGCCCCTGCATTGTTTGTTTCAATTACTAAATTATGCAGACCATACTCTTTAATTTTACCAAGCAATTGATCTTCCTGTATGGTTAGATTGTTTTGATCGAAAATACAGTCATGAATGTACACCAAATTCAGTTCCTGATAAACACGCCCTATCGGCATTGCAAAATTGTCCTTACCTTCATCAGCAGTATCTGCAAAGGCAAATTGGA